AATTTATCTACTGAAAATATAAAATTTTCTATATAAACAGCGCAGATTAACAAGATAGCCCTTATATGTTTGGTTGCATATAAGGGCTTTTTCATATCTAAAGAATAAAGTTTTAATATATTTCGATCCAAATTTCCACTCTTTGTGGGTAGAAAAGACTGTAAAAATAGCTTTTCTTTTAATTCAATATTACTTTCTTTCCTAAACAATACTACCCTCTTCCTTTAACAAAAAAAATTATTATTAAAAATCATAGAATTTATTATTAAAAATGATAGAATTTATTATTAAAAATGATAGAATTTATTATTAAAAATCATAGAGTTTATTATTAAAAACAATAGCATTTTTCATTAAAAAAAATATTATGGTTTTTAAGGTTTAACAGTTCCTGATTTTACTATAGGCATTTTTGCTATATTAACTACCTTTATGGACACTTTCTTGTTATGCTTGATAGATAATTATAAACAAATGAATAATTTATACTACAATAATAGGCACTATTTTCGAAAAAAGTTGATTCGCTTAAAAAGGAATACATAGAATACGCTCTGTAAAACGTGCTTGATTACGCCAAAAGAATATAACTGCGTTTTTGCTATAATCCGCAAAACGAAGCGTTCCGATAAAATAAAACGAAGCGTTCTATCTCGTAAAACGAAATGTTCTTTTTAGGTTCCCCCCAATATAAAAAAACGCCTCAGATTTCTCCGGGGCGTTTCTTGTTTCTTATCATTCTTTTCAAACATTCAAGTCAAACTTCACACTCTCATCACCTTTAAGCAGTAGCCTTGTTCGCTCTAAATTGTTCTCGTAAATATGTACGTTTCCGAGATTCAACGTTATGTTTTTCAGTGGCAGGTCTATCTGTCGTGCCATGAGATAGAGGTGGTATATATCGGCTGGCAGTCCAAGGTTAGCGTCACTGCTTCGCTGGTAGGCAGACAAGACCAGTTCGCCCTCATCTATCTGGAACTGCACCAGGCTCAGGCATGGTGCCTGGTTGCTCTCTGCACCTGTCTCGCCGAGGAACAGCACATAGTTCTTTGAGTTGCGCTTCTCGCGGTTTATCCTCGCAATCAACGGCGGCAGCTTCTCAAAGTAGGTCGGGTAGCTGTTTACCAACACACTTCCGCAGTAGTCCCACCAGTTGATACCTGCATTGCGGTATCTCTCTACATTCCGCTCACCCTGCATGAACAGCTGTAGTTCATTCCTCAACTTCTTGCGTGCTATGCCGTAGCTCTCAAAGATGTCGAGCAGGTCGGCCGGTGCCAAGGGTAGCCGCTCATTAAGCAGGTAGCGGATATTCCCCTTTTTGTTGGTCTGGAGCTTTCCCTGTTCCAGTACTTTATCCAGTATCTGATAGTATTTGTTCATCGTTCTAACAGTATTAGAATGCTATTCAAGCTACATCAGTATAAAGCATGATGTCCGTATAGGACGCATTGTAATTCATGTGGGCATTGAACTCCCGTCGGTGGCAGTTTTCAAAGGGGTTGCCGATGATCTTGTTCTTGCCTATCCATTCACAAAGCTCCACTATGGAAGACTTGTTCGATGTGAAGTAAATGAACCGATGTCCGGAAAGAACGGTCAACACGTCAAGGTAGTCAGATAACTTCCAATACATCTTGTAGGTCTTACTATCCGTACTCAGGTATGGAGGATCGACGAGGAACACCACACCCGGCACATCCTTGTATCGCTCAAACACCTCCTTATAATCACAGGAGGTAATGGTCAGTCCGTCGAGATAGTCGCTGCAAGATGGATAGTCGGCAGCCTTAATGTTGTTGTACAGGGTCTCTTTCTCAAAGTCGGAGAACTCGGTAGCATACTTCATTGAGAACATTACCGACGAGGACAACGTTATATAATCAACATATCCGTGGGTTCGCTCATGCCTGAGTATGCAGGACAGTATGCTTTCCCGCGCCTCTCCCAATATTGGCTTGTGCCGTGGTACGTCCACGATTTTCCTCAGTTCCGCCAACAGTTCATTCGTCTGCGGAATATGCTCCAACCGAAGCCTGTATCCGTCAAAATCATTATAGACTACGGTAGAGTTTGGTTTCTGACGCTTGGCAATATGGGATAGCAGGCCGCTGCCACCGAATAAGTCCACGAAGGTCGTACCGTCAGGGAACTGCTGGAGCACCTTGATGTACTCCTTGGCAAACATCCGCTTCTGCCCCTGAAAAGGAAGCGGTGCTGAAAGATATAATTTTCTCATTGTTGTACAGGTTTGTTTGTACGGCAAAGGTCGCCATATCCGACGAGGCAAAAGAACTTTTACGCAAAATCATACTGCAAGCGGCTTGCAGTCGCTTTGAAAGTGTTTGATAAGTGTGTATACCTTGCGTTCACTCACTGCATACTTTTCAGATAGTCGGGCTACGATATACGACACTTTTTCGCCACGTTCCAGCAGCGTTGTGTAATCGGCATATAAGTCCACATATTCTACATCCTCCAGTCTGATACCAGACATTTTAAGTCTATTTATCAATTCCCTGTTAAATTTCAAGACCTCTATTATCTTCATAATCATATTTTTTTGTATCTTTGCATTGTCTCACTTATTATTGCGTATTGCGCAGCCAAAACAAAAACCGCAAAGACGGTCGGTAGGCATATTGCCCCCGGTCGCGTCTTTGCGGCGTTTTGTGTTAAATAGTAAGTGAGACGACTTTTAACAGGCTGGGGGCTTTTTATTCCCCCATAGGGTTTATTCTAAAACCAATTCGCCTCTTTCTATGGCGAAATAGATATCACGTACCCCTTTGTATGCGGCAGATTGCTCTTCGATGTCAGGAATAGAATTCCAATGACCATCTGTGAATGTCGAGCCGTTGTGCCCATAATCTGCCGCGCAACTTTCATCGGCAACGTCATCATGGGTGCATTTTGCCACATGGTCATGAAAGAGCAACACCTTGGCATTCTTCGGGTCGCTGATATCTGCCTTGTAGGTAACTACATGAACAAAGCCATTTATAATGACTATACCGTTCACGTCTGCTTCAATTCGCTTTTGCATTACTTTTAGTTTCATAATTCTTTTATTTTAATATTATACTAACATTTCTCCTTTTATCCAATCAAAATTATAATAGCTTTCCTTGCCTGTCTGAGGATTAACTGAAATCTTCACTTCAAGGGCAGCGAATTTGTTCGGGTATAGAACAGTACTCTGCCCACTGCCCCATATAATCATATAGCTGGTCGTTTGGTTATAGATAGCTATTGTTTCGCCTATCAATGTCCGGGCGATTTCAAAGTCAGCATCGCCAGCCACGCCGGGCAATGTTATATATATAGTACGATTAAAGGAGCCTTTGAACAAAGCTATAGCACTTATCTTTCCTGCCATAAATACGTAATCACCATCGAAATTGATAATCGCATATTTTTCGATATTTTGAGGAGTTATCACCAGCATTTTCTTTCTGAATGAGCCTACGCCTGACATATAGCCGTTGATTGGGTCAAGAACGATGTCAGGATCGAAATTGGCATTGCCATAGTCCGTGCTTGGACTTCCATTTAAGTCTCCGCATTGGGAAAACAGTTTTCCTTTGTCGAATACCCAACCGCCCAGCAATGCCTTTCCTTTGCTCACAACAAAAGGCTTTTCGCCATTGTGTTTGATTTCAAAATTGGCTGCTTCGACAGATACCGTGCCATTGGTCAGGTCGATACCAGTACGCTCAATGCTGTCCACCACATCGGGGTCTTTCCACGAAGTCGCTTTTGTGCCTTCTTCCAGTTGTATTTCTGATATATAGGCTTCGCCATTGCGTGTGCAGAATATGAATATTTGAAGGTAGTTGTAGCCGTCTTCCATTTCAAAGGTGTAGGTGTATTGCTTCCATACGCCATAAGTTGAAGGAATGTTGGGGTAGCTGTTCTTCGGCGCGCTCATGTCTTTCGACTTACTGCGCTTTATTTCTATGTATGGCTGGTCGCTGCCGTATATTCGCACAAACATTGACAGGGTGTAAGTGCGTCCGCCCATAGCTTTTATTACAGGGAATTTGCAGCCGTTCCATTCGTCTTGTGTGGCTCCGTGGCGAGAGATGGATAGGTAGGGGTTATCGAAGTGGGCTACGCTGGGATAGCTCACTATCGTTACATGAGGGCGGTCGAGACTTAGCAGGTTAAGTGGGCGCAGACTTGCTCCTTTCAGTAGGTTTACGCCGCTGAAGGTTTGCTTACTGACTTCCAAGCGAATATTCTCTGCATCTTGCTTTATGGTTGATATTTTCTGCTCCAAGCCTTGTTTGTCGGCTGTGTTTTGTGCTATGATGCTTTGGAACTGCTGCTGATTGGCTTCAAACTTTGCTTCGTTCCACTTCTGAGCACTCACCATGAATTCGGCAATGGCAGTGCGTGTCTGCCCCTTGTAGGTGGCAGTAATCTCCACCTTTCCACTCCACTGGTTAGGACTAATACCGTCGAAGTGTAGTGTATTGTCGCCTACTATTCTTGCGTAGCAATTATAAGGTGTAATCTCAATGCTGCTGGGCACAACTTCCGTTTGTCCGAGAAACATTCGTATTTTACCCTTATTTTGCGCCAAATTTTCGATGACACCTTTGTTATTGGTTTGAAAAACAAAGGTATTTGGCGTAACTACGAGGGTGAGAGCATCTTCCCCTTTATTGCCAGGTTCTCCGGGCTTCCCATCTTTTGGTTCTCGGCGAACAGTAAATGTGCGTTGTGCTATTATTTCTGCCATTATTACTACTACTTTTATTTATTAAAGAGGGGATAAGGGCGTTAGAATTACGCCCTTACATTTTTAATACAACTCCACGCAAAATGCTTGGCTTGCGCTTAGCAAATCCGAGTAAGCAATTTCGAGCGAGTAGCGGGCATTCGGTGCGTCTTTCGTGCACGCTTTGTAGCCGCTTGTGCCCCACGTCGTATCAATGGCGTTGTTAGCGGCAAAACGCCACACGCGCATATTATGCGCCCCCAGTATCACTGCATCAGTAATATAGGAAGCACCTTGACGTATCTTAAACCAGTGCAGCAAGCTGCCCCCTTCGGCAACGTTATCGCCATTGGGTTGGAAAACGTCGATTTCGTAGGGGTCCGAGCCATCGTACAGCGTGCCGATGGCGAATACCTCCTTATTTGCCGTTGCGCTGGCGGCGTCGGTATCTTTGATTACGCATTTGAAAATACCTACATTTACGACAGCGGAAGCCGGCACTGTTATTTCGTTGGTGTTAATGCCGCTGATGCCGTTGGCATTGGCGGTTTCGAGTTTTACCCACACGCCGTTGCGTAGCTGATACCAAATGTAAGATACGTTAGATGTGTCGATGTCGCCACCACGCATCAAATCACAATGTATCTTCAACGCTTTTCCCGCGTTGTCGAAAGTATCGCCGTCAGGCATGTAGAGGCTTGCAAGAATGTTTGCCCCGGCATTCTCCACCTTTGTTACTTCCACCGACGCAACCACTTGTGCAGCTGCCTTTGACACGGGGTCGGTGTAGGTGGCTTCACACGTGATTTTTAAGCCTGTGCAGTCGGTGAGGTTGGCTGCCAACTTCTTGGCAAGCCCAGTGCCTGCCGTCAGTGCCTGTGTAGCTGCAGAGCCATCTTGCTTGAGCACACTCCAATTCAAATTGCTAAGGTGCGCTGTCTGGTCTCCGTTCTTTCCGCTTACCAACAGCATTGGTGTCAAGGTAAGTGCCGATGCTGCATAGTCAGGCGCAAATGTTTTGCTATCACGTGAAAAAATCTGTGTCAGTGCCTTGTCCGTCTTGAGGACGAAGGTAAGGGTTTTTCCATTCACCAACTTTTTTACTGTAAATGTTTTTTGTGCTAATATATCTGCCATTGTTTTTATATTTAAAAAGTTACACTTGTTAATATTTTATTTCCGGACGAATTAAGGAATTTACACACAAAAGAAGTGTCGCCCATTAAGTCGTCATACGTTACGTTTATTTTATAGCCATCGTTGCTGTGCCTGTCTTTCCATGCAGCATCGCCAGCTTCATATTCGCTCGTTCGCTCCCATACAAAGCGCGTAGATGGCAGCTTCGTTGTTATCTCCACGTCGTTTTCCCATACGTGAACTTCAAAGGTGGCTTTCCACGCCGTCTGCCCTTCCGTATAGGCTGCGCTGCCAGCAGAAGAAAAACCCTCGACGCGCAGCCCTGTGCCGCCGTCTTTTCCTTTGGCAGCATATTGCTTCCATTTGGGAGATTGTTCTGTAGGTTCGTCGGTATTGTTGTCTATCAATGAAAGCCACGTGCCCCCAGCGTGATACCACGCTTCATATTTAGCAGCCACCGTGCCCAGTGTCCAATCACCACGGTATAACACGTTTGGAATACGTTCACCATCGGAGCTTACCCATTCGAAGTGGCGGCTATTCATATAGATTTTGTCGCTCGACAGGTGGAATATTGCATTGCCTTTACTTAGCGAAAAATCGTGAATATTCCTGTACACCTCTATTGTGCCCCCTGTCTCTTTCGAGGTGGTAATCATCGTAACATTCATTCTATGACGGTACTTCGTCGGTTCTACGCCGTGGGCAATGTCCCACAGCGTGTTATGCCCACAAAGCACCACATTGTCGCCTGCCTTTGGTACGTCATTTTTAACGTTTTTGTCGCAATAGGCTTCGTCTGCGGTGATAACGATATACGCTTCTTCGTTTACCGTCTTTTGTCCAACCTCCGACACGCAACGCCAGTAATACGTATTGCTGACGTTCTCATAAACACCTGCCCTTATGTTGAAGGTTTGGCACAGTGCTTGGTCGCCCGGCTCCCAATCGTTCGTAATAGCCTTATCGCCATCGTCAGTGTGCAAGTAGCACTTCCAGCCACCACTAACAGGCACCACCTTTTCTATAATGGCATTCGCACCTGAAAGCACAATGTTACCGCCTATGTGCTTATATTCGTCAATTTGTAGCGAACGGAAGATAGCCTTGCCTATCACCTCTAAGTAATCAATTTGCCCATGCGCACGCCCCTTTTCGTCAAGCCACACACCAAAGCCGTTAATGGTCTTTTCAAAACCGAGCGTTTGGATAGCTTTCAATATGGCGTTGCCAAAGCCATCTATGCCAGCACCGTCCTTGAATCCTATACCTTTGAGGAAGGTAATGAGCTGTTGCGCCACGTCTTCTTCCTTCTTGCTTAGGAACTCCTTGTGTGAACGGCGTGCACTATAGATATTTGTGTCGGCAGGCTTCGTGGTATCGCCACTCTGTATAATGTCTGGAACGTTAAGCGCACCCACCAGCGCACCTGTGTAGTTTTTTACGTCCTTAATGTTATCTTCCACCTTCTGCATGATTCCCGTTGATAGGGCATCGCTTATCTCAAGGTCCATCTTGCTCGGCAGATTCACCTGTCGGCTGATGGCTGTAATACGACTCTTGCGATAGCCCGTATCTGGGAAGTATTCGTTGCTTTCCAGCCTTACACGTCTACCAATGAAGAGTTCAGTACTTGTATCTTCTATCCACACATGGTCTGTTGGTGCTTTATAGCGCGACACGTCCAATGCGTGCTCCTTATTGTACTTCTCAACAGCTGTCAGGAACTCTTGTTCTGCTATGCCGTAATATTCGTCAGGCATACGCAGATTCCAAAGTATATACTTATCGCCAACCTTTGGCACGAGCGTACCACCTGGCAGTTGCGTACCATCGTTGTAGGGCCATATCGTTATTATCTCGAACTCTTTCGTATCGGTATGATAGTTCACTTCAAAGTAATGCTCCGTGTCTGTACCAAGTCCAGCCAGCTCGCTGCCTTCTTGAAACGACACACGCTTTACAAGTCCGCCTATCTCATAGTCGTTCGGATTGAACGGCAGGTCCTTATCTTTAAAGTAGTAGATGGTGAAGGGCTTGCCGTCCTTATCCTTTACTTCTTCGTGTCGCACTTCGCTGATAGTACCCGTGCGACGTGGGTAGATATTAGAGAAGGCAGCCTGCTCGTAATGGTGAATAATGCCGTACTTCTCTACATTCACATCAACATACTTTGCGCCACCTGGCAGCATCAGTCGGGAGTGATGATACTTCTCTGGATCTATATTGCGTGAGCTACCTATCGGGAACAACCGAGTGTAGAACTTCACATTATCAGCTAAATCTCTGTCGAGCGATGTAAGTCCATTGTCGTAACCCAGCGTAACCTCTTCGCCATGCTCACACCTACAGAGGTTTAGTGTCTGACCGTCAAACCACCATTCAGTATGTACAGCATCGGCAAGTTCCTTCAGTGCCTCCTGGCAATATTTACCAGTGTAGTCTATTACCACGTTATCTGTACCCTCTACAATACCCACCTTGAAGTTCTGCAGTCCGTCCATGCCAGCATTGATATTCTTCACAATAAGGCGCATGTGGTCAATAGGGCGTGCCGTTAGAGCGAACACAGCTTCGTTCTCTCCATCGGTATTGTTCAATACTAAGAAGCGAGTTATTAAACTCTCTATGCCACGTAGCTGAAAAGAGTATTCCCATTCTATAGTGCTCTTCTGCGCTGGCGTGTACTTCTCCGTAGCCCAGTAGCGTTCGCCGTCATAGTCGAGATAGTCGTTCACGTCGATGGTGATACACTCATATAAGGTAAAGGAGAGCTTCAGCAGATTGTCGCCTTGTATTTCCTTATCCTGTGTGCTGCTGTCGTTCGGCGAGAACGTAGCTTTTATTTGTCCGTTGCTATCAAATAGTGTTAGAAGCATTTTTATATCGTTTAAATGGTGTTTAAATACTATATAATTGGTTCTGGTTCGCGGAACTTCACCTTGTAGCTGCTTGCCTGTACGCCCTCGGTCCATAGATACGTCAGCGAGCGATAGGTACTGCTGTCAAGATAGAACACTTTTATCGAAAGGTTCAGTGCCGTGAATGTTATTGTCAGCCAGCCATCGTTACCCGTCTTCAGAAAACGGATAAAAGACATATACTTCTCAAGCCACTGCTGACGTGTAGGTGCATACTGTGCAAAGTGTAGCGTTACGTCGCGTTCAGCATTAGCAGGCGTAAGGCGCTTGGAATACTTCTTTCCATTGCGCTCACGAATATCTACACCTACGTAGTCCTTTGCCTTGCTTGGTGTCAGGATAGCATTGAGATTGTCTCGTCCACCTTTCTTTTCCTCCGTGAGAAATACGCCATACTCCTTATATATATCCGTGCCATTGATAAGCACCTGTCCTTCTAATATCTTCGTCATACTATCTAACTTTTACTCCGTCCCTTATCATCTTCTTTACATCAGCACCTATCTCCTTCAGTGAAGCAGCACTGTTGCCTGTGTTCTCTTCAATCTTGCGGAGATGCTCCTGCGCTGCACTCATACGCTTAGCAACATCTTCCACACGATCGTCAATGCTTGCCCAATGCATCTGCCCACTGACAAACAGTCCCTCGAGCTTTGTTGCCTGGTCTTGACTCATTGCCGTGAAGGCACCACTCTTGCCTTGTTGAGTTGTTCCTTTGTCTGTCTCCTTAATAATACCTTCATTACGTAACTGTTCTATGTCATTCTTCGCACTATTGACATAACTTTCGTATTGTTCTTTCAGCGCATCGAGGCGCTTGCGGAATTCAGCATCAGTTATCTTTCCATCAACACGCTCCTCATTAAGTTTTGCAAGACTTTCGTACCACTTCTCAAGATTCTTCTGAAACTTCGCCCCCACGAGGTTGTTCACAGCCATCTTGTTTACCATCGTCTGCCAGTTCTCTTCTATCTCTTTGAAAACATCTTTCGATCCACTAGCGAGGGCATAAAGTGAACTGAGGAAGTCGTCAAAGACATTCTGCCTTGTTGTTGTAGTCAGGTTCTCATAGAGAGCATCTGTTATTTCTTTCAACTTGCCGGCTTGTGCGATGTAGTCATTAAGCTTATCAGCTACGCGACCACCGTATCCGCCTTTGCCAGTATCCTGCAACTGTTTCCACATATCAACATTAGAACGTAACATCTTCATTTCTTCGGGAGTGAGATTCCACAAGTTGCCGTCCCATTTTCTGCCTATTTGAGATCTGAAACGATTTATTTGCTCCTGACTAAACCCTTTCCAGTAGGCGTTGAAACTATGGTGTGCCGAGTGATAGCCTGCCTGTTCCTGTGCAATACGTTTGTAGTTCTCGTTCGTTTCACGCTGCAGTTTCTCTGCATCGCGTGATATGCGAATAGCCGAAGCACCGCGAGAGGTCTTCATCTCGTCCGTTAGATCCTCAATTGCCTGCTCCAGGAGTTCGTTACGTTTTGTCAGGCGATCAATTGATTTTGCCACTTCCTCCTCGTTACTGTTAGTAAACCACTGACTAGGTCCCTTATGACTAAGCAGCCCGAAGGAAAGTACGTTACCGATACGTCCAACAACAGTGTCGAACAGTCCACCAATACCTTTTACTATTATTGATTCTAATACATGGAAGAGGTTTTCTGGTAAGTCAAATATAGCATTGATAAGATTACCTATAGCTTCCAAGATGCTATTTACAAGATCATCTATCCAACGAAGAGATACCAACTCTGTCAGTGAGTTCAGAACACCAGTAACAAAGTTTTTGATACTATTGGCAAGGTCAAGTATCATTCTGGGTATTTGTGCAATAATGCCAACCATACTTCCTAAACCACTTGACATAATACTCGACATCGTGCCACCAAGAGAGGACAACGCATTTCCCATTGCTCCTGACACAGCACTGCCAACACTCTTTGCTATACCATCGCCCATAGTTGGGAGAATAGAGTCGAGCGTACCTTTGAGTGCATCAATCTGTCCTACTGACTGCTGTACGCCTCCGTATCCATCTACACCCTGCCATGCCTTAGCGTTATTGAGAGCCGTTGTTAATCCAGACGTAAAGTTAGCAACTTCTTCAGATGTCCTATTTAACGCTTTGCCGAAGGAGTCCATATTCTCGCGTGCTTGCACTGTTGCCCTCCCCAGCTCTTCGGCACGTGCTTCTAAAGCGTCATACTGTTCTTTATTGATTCTCCCTTCACGGAGTCCTACCTTTCCTGCTTCTACGGCAGCAACGGCAGCAGCTTCATCTTTCTTAGCTCTGTCGTATACAGCCACGCTATCGGCAAATCGCTTGATGGCTTCGTCAAGCTTCTGCCATGTCGTACTCTGGTCAGTACCGACATACTGGCGCATCTGCTGAATTAGTTCGGTTACCTTCTGCTGTGTGTCGGCTGATGCGTTCTTGTAATCATCTGTCTCTATATAGGAGCGAAGCTGCTCCATCATCGGTTGCATCATCTCTTTGGTCAGATTGCCAACTCCACTGAAAAGTGCATTCCAGTCGATACCACGGCTGATTTCCTCGAACGACATACTTGCTTCACGCTCTTGTCGTTCTTTTAGAAGTTTAGCTTTCTGCCATCGTTTGGTGGCTTCACTCACTTCAGAGACATCAATAGCAGCTATCTGCTGAGCATATTCTTCAGCAATAGCAAGCTTCTGTTGCTGAAAGGAACCGTAAGTCTGAAGATAATCTTTCATAGCTTGAACCTCACCTCTACGTTGCTCAAGTTTCTTCTTCGTTTCCTCCTGTGCAATATCTTTCTCACCATCATCTAACTTCTTCTTAGCTAAAGAGCGAGCATCTTTTAAAGTGTCTTCCTGCGCTTTTGTCAGATGTCCTTTCTGTACATTGCGCCAACGTTTTTCTTGCTTTGCTAGTTCCTCAAGTTCTTTGTTGTAATTTTCTTTTATTTGTCGACGTTTCTTCTCAGAGCCTTCTTTGAGAAGTTCTATTTCAGCCTGGCGATTCCTCTGCTGTAACGCAAGAAGTTCGTTAGCTGTGCGTTCTTCGTCTTTTCTATTATCTGTCTTAGGTATCTTCGCCTTCTTTACTTTAGTCTTCGCTGTTTTCTGTGGGGCGGTATGCCCACCAATTTTATTCGTTTTTCGAATGGCAGCTACCTGCTTTGTTGCATCTGCAGCCTCCTTAAGGTAGCTATCACGTTCAGCTTCTAATTTTTTAGTTTGTTCATCGTAAGCTTTTTGGTTAGTATATTGAATTATCTTACGAGAATTTATAGTACCATTAGAGATTGCAGAACCAAAATGCAATAAGCCCTTTTTAAGCCACCCCATAGATGTATCTGCATTATCTGGGTTAGTGGCTTTGTGTTTAGCTAATTTTTCGTCAGCTTCTACAGCCTTATTTACCAGTGCCTGTGCCTTAGCTTGAAGAAAGAGCATCTGTATATATTGTTCAGCTTTTTGTGTCAGAACATCGTACCATTTGGCGACGGAGTTGTAATACCCGAAGGCTTCTCCATATTTACGGTTCATTTCCTCGCACTTCTGCTTCTCCTCTGCCTTTGTTCCACTAAAGTTCTTGAGACTCTCACGTGTAGTATCAATTTCAAAGCGAGTCTTTATCATTTCTGCTCTGCCTTGAGATTCAATTTCTACACGTTCCTGGGCTTTCTTTGCTGCTGCCTCCTGCGCATCTGAAAGTTTATTCCAGGCTACGATTACACCTGTAATAACGACAGATAACCCAAGTGTAAGAGTAGCCATAAGTGCAGTTGCTGCAGCATTAGATATACCAAGCGATGTTGCAAGCCGATAATTAGCAGCTGTAAGAAACTCCTTTGCTTTTGTAAGCGTTACAAGGCGGAAGGCACTATCCTTATTAAGAGCATTAAAAACCTGCTGCAAGCCCATTGTAATAGCCATTACACTCTGCACACGAGCTTGTATCTTTGCAAGGTTCTCATTCTCCGATGCGAACAGAGACATTACACCTGTAGCTGTGGTAAAGGCTCCAGAGAGTCCATTAACTCCTGAGATAAAGCCCTGCAAATTCGCATCGTCATTAGCGAGGATACTAGTCTGTGCACGAAGGTCACCTAAGGTGTCGGAGAGCTCAGCAGCCTTTTGTGCCATCTTCTGGTACTCTTCGGTATTCTGCTCGCCGTTCAGACGCATACGTGCCATGTCGTTTTGCAATTCACGTAGCTGACGGGACAAGCGCTGATTGCTTTCTTTGCTACGTTCTTGAGCTTCGGTAAGACTATTAAGAATACCTTTCTCTTCTTCTAAGGCTTGTTTGGCTGCATTCAAATCGGCTGCTACTTCATTTTGTGCTTTGCCAGGTGCTGCGGACTCATAAGCTTTCTGTAGAGCCTTCACGTCAGCCTCCACCTGCTTGATGACACTCTTCTGCTCAGCTATCTTTTCGGTGAGTGATTTGCTGGCAGCTGCTGCTTGCTCTTCTGATACAGATATTTTCTTATATTCCTGCTCCAATTGACTGACGCCCTGCCGTGCCTGCTGATATTCTTTTTCCAACCCCTCAAGCACACCCATCTCTTCGGCAAGTACTTTCTTGCAAGCACTAATTTCCGTAAGCAGTTCTTGTTGTCCTGTCCCTGGTTTCATTGTCTGCAACTTACGCTGCATACGGTCAAGGTCAGTATTGACATCGTCAATCACCTTACGCTGGTCGTTAATCTTCGCATTAATAACGAGTGATGCGCGCCGAGCTGCTCCTAAGAGCTGCTCAACACTCATCTTGCTTTTGTCAAGTCCCGCCGTGAGGTTATCACGCATAAGGAATTCTATCTCTACAGGCTTCATTCGTCTTATTATTTTAAATTACTTTGGAAAAAACCTACTATGTCCTCGGCTTCCTCCTCTTCGGTCTTTTTTGTTTTATTTTCTTTGCTATCAATGTAGCGTGGAGCATCGCTTAACATCATGATGAGTGTCTGATAGTTCACACCTTTTAATATGTATTCTACGCTCCACCCTGTAGCGCTGGCGATCTGCCAGATAAATCCGAAGGGGCTATGGGAGCCTTCCCAGTGACTCTTTAACTCCCCTTCTTTCGTTGGCTCAGACGCAGCTTCATCGGATTCGTCATCTCTGCTGATCTGATAATAGGTATAAAAGACTGTGTACCCATAAGGGTAACAAATCGTTCAAAGGCATTTTTCTGATACTCCCACTTCATGAATCGGCGGACAAACCATGAAAGCACGCTTATTGGCAACCACCAATGTCCCATAGTTAAGGCAATAATCCGACTGAGTTTTTTGCCATGTTTAGTCAGAAATACCATCTGTCCATTATAGTCTAAAGAAGTAAACTCTTTCAGTGTGGTTTCCATTGAAAGAAAAGTCTGTGCTATCTGTATCTGTCGTTCCATTGTTGGTCGCTTCATAGTCAGCCTTAAGCGTAGAGGCGTCTTCATGAAAGGGAGGCGTATATCCTTAAGAGGGAGGGAAATACCCGCATCAAGCAAGGCTTCCGCTCCCTCTCTTTGTATCTGGTGGATTAACTTCTCGTCCATTAACCTGCACTCAAAGTGTCGTTGATTTCGTAAGGAGCACTGCCATCTTCAGGTTTGTTCACCTTCAGCTGGCATTCCACTTTCGAAACTTCGGTCAGCGTCAGCTTACCACCGAGGTTGGCCAATACGGTTCCATTAGGAATCTTCATGGTCTGACCGCTGACAAAAACAATCTCCCAAGGTCCACGCATCTCAACAAGCGTTGTAGGTGCTTTCCATCCTGTAATCTTCTCGGAACCAGAAGCGCCTGTCTTAACAAGATCACCTCCAAGAACAGCCTGTAGATTCTCATAATCCAACTGAATAAGGTTGAAAGTCGGACTGACCTGACCATTCTTCTGGAGCAAGGTCAGCACAGGTGCGTCGGGCACTTGCTCGGCTTCGATATCGGTACTTTCAGGCTTCGAGCCGCCCCAGTCCCAACTACCTTTCTCTATATAGCCTATAGTTTTCTCCTTGAACTTCACGGCTGCAATGCCATAGATAAATTTGTTTTTGCTCATATTCTTCGTTTTATAAATGAAATGATTGTTTTTATTTTCAATAATACAAGACCAATTAGAATGCCTATTAAAAACCATTTGAACACCACTTGAACGCTGCTGAATGATGTCGTCTCTTTCTGCTCTTTCAGCTGCGATTGGCTACTGTGCTGTTCACGGGCAAGACGCTTTTTGAGAACACTGACCGTCTTTGACAGCTGCATGGCAACGAGTTCGAGCGAGTCGCAATTGGCTTCAATGATGATTTCGCCTGGTTCAACAGCTTCGTTTATCCCGCCTGCTTTTGATGTTTTGGCTTGTGGCTTACGACTTACTTTCAGGCTTGCCTGTCCCTGTCGTACCGTGTAGCTCGCTCCGAGGGGCAGCAGACGAAGTGTGTCCAGATTGAGTGTCAGGCTCACTGCTGACATCGGCACCTTCACGGGCTGCATCTGCAGTGTGCTGATGTTCACCACCTCGCTGTCGAGTAGTTCTGTGCTTCGTTCGCTGTGGCTTACCTGTATCAGCTTCTTCGTCGAGCGACAGCTCACTGCTAATAGGACAGTTAATACGATGAGGACAGTGTTGAATAGCCTCAATTGCCCTAGAAAGACGGTCGAGCGACCGCTTGATACGTGCGCTTTCTGTGCGCGCTTTGTCAAGCTCTTCTTGCAACGAATTGATTGTTTTTTCATTCTTTTTCTGATTTTCAACTAATAGTTGTGATATATCTTCATACATCGTTTTATAAGTGTCATGAACAGCTTTCGCCGTCTTTGCCGACGCAGCCTTACGATTGGCTATCCAGGCAATGGCAGCACCAATGCCACCCGAAGGGATTGCCCATTGCAGGATTTGGAGTATAGTCTCTGCCATTGTCTTCTGTTTTGATGATTAAATCTGTCTGATACCAATTTCATGGAGCCACGCTGGAACATCGAAACTTGGGCAGGCTTTACCAGGGTTCAATTCATGATGCCCAACGATGCGTATCTGTGGGAAACGGCGGTGAAAGTCCTGCACATAGCGTTTCAATGCCGCACGCTGTGCCATAGTGCGCGTGTCCTTAGGTTTTCCAGCCTTGTCGCAGCCACCCACATACACGATGTGCCGACTCACGCTGTTATATCCTGCTGCACCGTTGGTAACCTCCCATGGGTCAACCTGCGCATCCTCGTTGTTATCCACCAATCGTTCCACGCGTCCGTCCAGGTGAACCATATCCGTGTAACCCACCTGCTTCCAGCCACGCCCACCCTTACTTACAGGGTCGGTGTGCCAGTGGCGTATCTCCGCAGAGCTTACCTCACGGCTCTCGGGCGTGGCGGTGCAGTGGATTACAAGGTACTTCATTGGATTACTCATCTCCTTCAGGGGTAGGGTTCTGTTCCTGACCTGCTATGCCAGTATCTGGATTTTCGTCCGTACCGCCCTCACTTTCGTCCGGCTGGCTGCCATCTTCCTCTGTGCCGAGGATATATGCAGGGGCAGTTTTGCCCTTGAACTCCTTGCACAGGCCACGGTCTATGAGCGACTGGGCGCGGTCTTTGTCTTTCACCTCCAGAATGATATCCGGGTCATACACTGTTACATGATCGTCCCTGTCGCGGAACGCACTTGTTACTTTCAGTTTCATACGCTTGTTATCTGTTTTATAGTTTGATTTATCCCTCAGGAAGGCTGGGGTCCTTGTAGCCGCTCATCATCACTGCACCGGCATCTGTCTTTTTCGGCATGCAGATGAAGTAGTGGCGGAAGTTGATGAGTGAACGCTGGTTCTGTGGGTCCGTCGATGCCTCACTGTAGTACATCTTCGTGGAACCCGTAGCCTTGAATACACGAGGTACATAGAAGGCGAAAGAGCACTGGAACTCACCGGTCGCAGCACTGGCACCGACATCCTTTTTCTTGCCGGCAGTGGTGTACAGCGGATTGTTCGCAAACTCATAGATGTCAAAGCCGTACAGCCTGCCTACCGTGCCGTCATTGCGGTTGATGTTGTACTGTTCCTTGAACACCTGGGATACTTCCAGCAGGTCGTTCGCATGATCGCTGCAAAGCACGAGGCGACGTCCCTGGGCAGGAACTTTCAGCTTGTCCAGCGCACGTTTCAGGTTCAGCAAATCGGTCGGCGTCATCTTCAGGCGTCCCGTTACCGGATCGCGCTTGCCCGTAGTCTTCAGCACTGGCGTGGTGGCAGTGTCTTCTTGCGCACACAAAGCGTGGGCGGCCTTGGCAAACTTCCCGTCATTTATTGAATTGCCGTGGCTCTCTTTCACGCGTCCCATTTTGTCATAGCTCAATGCGTAGAGTTCGTCATCGGTAATGGGTGTTACCTTCGTCTGGAACTTGTCCAGCTTGATGGCGATGTCCTTGTCATCCAGTGCCTGGAGGGGAATAGGATAGGTCGTGTTGTTGATCAATACGTCAGGGTCCACGCCGACCTCTACAAGGTGGATGACATCGTTGTTCACGATACTCGAACTGTCCGGAATGCCGTCAAGGAAAGTCGCCTCCAGACCACGGCGCAGGTATTTCACCAGCTCACCAGTCCATATCTCGGTATAGACGCCCGCACGGAGACTGCCGGCGGGAGCCGCCTGTCCGATGACGGCAGCAAGTACGTTCATGCCGACGGCACCCGTTATGGGAGACAGACCGGCAGCGACGGCAAGGGTGCCGCCTACCAGGCAGTTCATGAGAACCGCCATAAACATTGCAATCATTCTTGTCATTGCTTTCTGATTTTTGTTGTTATACATGTTAAATCTCGCATTCAATACCGTATTCTGCCTTGTACAGCTTCTTGTACTGTGCGGGGCTCTCTTCACGGAGCTTCTCCAACTCTTCTGCAGGAACCTCGCTCAGCTTTTTGTATTCGGCATTTCCTCCAGACGGAGCTCCCCCCTGATTGCCTACGATGGAACTCAGCTTCACCTGTGGCGACATGGCATCAAAGGTTGCCTTCAGGTCTTTGGCACCGAGCTTCTTTCCCAGTTCCAAAAACTGCTGTTTCTTGTCCTCACCGATTTTCTTCTCGGCCACGGCGGCGTTCACGAGGGTTTCAATACGTGCGGCACGCAGCGTGTCGCATTCCGTGCGGAGACTGTCCGCCTCCGCACCCTTGGTCTTCAGCTTTGCCAATTCAGCACTGATGGCAGCTTCGTCGGCATCTTTGGGAAGACCTAACTCAAGGGCTAATTTCTCTTGGTCCATTTCTTTTGATTTTTGATTGTTGTTACTATGCAGTAGCGGCAGTACTGTGCCGCCATCCTTGCCTAACTCTATGCGCTGCCCGTCTTTCTGTAGCACGATGGCATCGTCATTCGCGCCGATGTCCACCAGCGATACTTCGAAGAGCTTGCTCTTGGTAATCGTCGGGCTGCTTTGCCCCTGTACCAGGTGTTCTGGGGACTCGCTCAACTCCAAGATGTCAATGCCCACGCTCACCATTTTCAACGAGCCGAACTCCCACTGCTTCTTGCAACGTCGGCTCAGCTCGGTCGCCTCGTCGAACACCAGTTCGCCGGTAACTTCCTCTCCTTCGACCTTCAGGTCTTTCACCAGACCGATAACCTGACCGCGCTCGTGCATGTACAGCAATACGGGGTTGCGGTTGTACTGTTCGACATTCATTCCGGCTGTCAGGACACGCGTACCATAGCTGTTCAGGCTCTCGTTGCTGATTCTTACTCGTTTTGTCTTACTCATATCATCGCTTTTTGATGCAAAGTTGCGGTATTTAAGACAGCCTTCAAAGAAAGTGTGAAACGGTTGCACACATCTGTGAAAGCATTGCACACTTCTTTTCCTGCCTGCCTGAAAAAGGGCATCTTTGCAGTAGTTTTTAATACAATCCATAAAAACGTTTTTATGACAAAGGCAGAAATTGAACAGAAAAAGACCATCGGGAGGTCGTTGTACCTCTCCGGAATGGAGCAGACGGAGATTGCCGACCAGCTGGGTGTGTCGCGCGTTACCGTTTCCAAATGGTGCACCTCTGAAGGATGGAAGGAGGCGCGCGCCGCAAAGAACATATCACGCCCGGAACTGGTGAACAAGCTCCTGCTTACCATCGACGGTTTGATAGAGAGTGTGAACAAGTCAAAGGACCCGACGCTCATCGGCTCGCTAGCCGACAAGCTCTCAAAACTCTCGGCAACGATAGAGAAGCTCGACAAGAAGGCAAACGTCATCGATGCCATAGAGGTGTTCATGGCTTTTAACCGCTGGATTCAGGACCAGGCGTCATACGACCCGGAGATTACGCCGGAGCTTATCAAGGCCATCAACAAGTACCAGAACAAGTTCCTCATGGAGCGCATGCAAAACCCGTCTACATTATAGTATCACGCTATGGCAACAATATTGGAGCTCAAGAAGATACAGCAGGAGTGGCAGGAACACTGCCGGCAAATACAGAGCATTACGGACACGAAAAGCCTTGTCCGCGAGAGTTCCGTGCAGAAAGAGCAGCGCATTCGCAGGCTGCAGAAGGACTATGCCGCATTCTGCGAATACTATTTCCCTCATTTCCTGCAGCTGCGCGACAAGGTTACGGGTGAGGTTATCCGTACCATCCACAATGCACCGTTCCACAACGCCGCAGCTAATAAGGTAAAGAACACTCCGAACCTGAAAGCTGTCTTCAAGTGGCCTCGCGGGCATGCCAAGTCTACCCACATGGACATCTTCACTCCGCTGTGGCTCATGTTCCAGCCCAAGAGGCTCATCAACTTCATGGTGCTCGTCGGCAAGTCAGAGGATAGCGCAAACCGGCTCCTCGGTGACATTCAGGCGGAGCTCCAGTATAACAAACGAATCATCGCCGACTTCGGAAAACAGATGTCTATGGGCAACTGGACGGAGGGGGAATTCACCACCAAGGAGGGGATATATTTCCTTGCGTGTGGTCGTGGACAGTCGCCGCGTGGTCTCCGCAAGCGTGAGGCACGACCGGACTATATCGTCATTGACGATCTTGATGACGATGAACTCTGCCGTAATGAACGCCGTGTGCGCGAACTCACCGATTGGGTGAAGGAAGCCCTTTTTGGTGCCCTCGATGTGGGGCGTGGACGCTTCATTATGGTCGGTAACCTTATCTCGAAGACCTCAGTCTTGGCCAACATCTGCAAGACAAAGGGCGTGCATGTCTCAACCATATATGCCGTGGACAGCGAGGGCAATCCCGTATGGCGTGAGAAATGGACCAAGGAGGAAGCCCGCGAATATGCCGACTTTGTAGGCTATCGTGCCTGGAACAAGGAGATGATGCATAATCCCATCGTCGAGGGAACTGTCTTCCGGCAGGAATGGATACGTTGGGCAAAACGACCGGTATGGAAAGAGTTCTCCGAATTTGTCCTCTATATCGACCCATCGTGGAAAAGCAAGAAGACCAACGACACCAAGGCCGCCAAGCTCTGGGGTAAACACAAAACCTATCTTTGGCACCTGCGCGCTTTCGTGCGCAAGGCCTCTGTTGCCGAACTCGTCCGCTGGTGCTACGACCTCTACGAATGGAGCCAGGAAATCGGCATTGCCATACGCTTTGCCATCGAAGCAAGCTTTATGCAGGATATTCTCCTCGATGAGTTCACCACGGAGGGAGAGATCCGAGGCTATCAACTGCCCATTACCGGCGATACACGCAAAAAGCCGGACAAGTTCCAGCGCATCGAGGCCATCAGTCCGCTCTGGGAACGGGGCTTTGTCTACTACGACATCTCGCAGAAGGAAGACCCGGACATGCAGGCTGGTGTCGAACAGACGCTCGCCTTCGAGAAAGGTATGGCTGGCAACGACGATGCGCCCGACGCAGACGAGGGGGCCATCTATATCCTTCAGAAGAATACAAGGCAACAGATTTATTCACCGAGGTTCGGCAAACGCCCGACCTCCAAAAACCAATGGTAAATAACATGATACGGCTTATAAAAGACATTATCTTCGGCTTCCGCTTCAAGCATGCCGTCAGGAGGGCAGACCGCTTTCACCATATCACGCACCGCAAGTACATGGTGCTTGTCATCAACAAGAAGCTCGAGGTTCTCTCCAAACAGGAGGTGAGAAAGTTTGTGGCTGGCGGCATTTTCCAAAAGGGAACAACCGTCGGGGATATTGAGAGTAAGGCATTATATATAACGATGTAGGCTTATGTTTATCACAGATGAAGACTATAGGGTGGTCATTGGCGAGCAGGCACTTAAAGTGGTGTCTCAGGTCAGCGAGGAGAACCGGGTCAACGCCGAAACGGAGGCCGTCGAGGAGATAGCCGGCTATCTCCGCCCGAAGTATGATACAGCTGCTGTGTTCAGCGCTTCAGGAAGCGACCGCAACAGGCTCGTGGTGATGTATGTCTGCGACATCGCCATCTACCACATGGCTGCGTCCACACCGCAGAAGATGGGAATGGAGATACGCAAGGAACGCTATGAGCGGGCCATCAAGTGGCTGGAGGGGGTACAGGCCGGAAAGATAGTACCAGATCTGCCACTTGTTATCGATGATAACGGCGACACTATCGGATTACCGATGAAGTACGGAAGCCAAAAGAAACAACGATATAATTGGTAAACACTATGGCTAAGAATAGAAATACAAACAAGTCATTGCTACAAACTCCTTTCGGGATACTCCGTTTGGCTAAAAATGACGCAAAGCAGTTCCATAAAACAGTGATGGAACTGCAACGTACTACAGATTCGCTTACGCGCAAGGACATTGGAGATTGGCGTATTGCGTGGCAGATGGCTATCAACGTCGACAATCCGAACCGTCAGCGTCTCTATGACATTTATCGTGATGTGGAGGTAGACTTACACCTTTCGGGCTGCATTCAGCAACGCGAAGGTTTTGTGATGGCCCGCTCGTTTAAACTCGTTAATGAAAAAGGAGATGAGGACGAACAGGTAGCTGATTTTTTTAATAAGTCATGGTTCAAACAGCTTATGAAATATGCGCTGGATGCAAATTATTGGGGCCATTCGCTCATTGAACTTGGTGAATTAATGACTGATGCAAATAATATGCTTTATTATAATGGCGTAAAGCTTATCCCTAGGAAACACGTTATTCCTGAATATGGTAGAGTCGTTAAACAGTTAGGCGATGACTGGCAATCGGGTATTAACTACCACGAGCCTCCGTTTGTTGATTGGCTCATTGAGGTGGGAGAGCCTGACGCCCTTGGTCTTTATCTTAAAGCTGCCACACAGACAATTCCTAAGAAGAATGCATTGGCTTTCTGGGATACCTTTGCCGAAATCTTTGGTATGCCGATGCGTATTGCACGCACAACAACCCGCGATGACAAGGAACTCTCTAAAATGGAAAAGATGATGGCTGATATGGGTACAGAAGGCTGGGGTATCTTTCAGCAGGGAACGGATATCGAAGTTGTAGAGTCTACCAAAGGAGATTCCTTCAATGTCTATGACCGCCGTATCGATCGGGCAAACTCTGAACTCTCCAAACTCATTATCGGACAAACAATGACCATCGAGGACGGCTCTTCACTATCACAATCAGAAACTCACCTCGAGGTATTCCAAAACCTTGTAGATTCTGACTGCGACATGCTCCGTGATGTCATTAATAATCAGTTAATCCCACGTATGATACAGCATGGATTTCCATTGCAAGGTATTCGCTTCGACTGGGACTACAGTGCGGACTATACGCCGGAGCAACAAGTGGCTTACGAGCAGCTCGTCTTGAACAATTACGAGGTGGATCCATCCTACTTCGAGGAGAAATACAACATGCCCGTAGGCGAGCGCAGGCAGCAGGTTCCCGTTCTTGGCCCCACACCCCCCGACGGTGGCGGTGAAGAGCCCAAGGGCGATAAAACACCCAAGCCAGGCAAAAAGAAGCGACAGGAACAAAATAAACGCCCTTTTTTCGACTGAGCCCCTCTGACTACGAGGGGCTGCACGAACGCTATGCCCATCTGCTGGACAAGTCCGCACTGCAAGCCACTTTCAGCCGTGAAGAGGATATAAGGAAAGAACTCTCCACGCTCTTTGAGGGAATGATGCGGACACTTTACAAGGTGGAGGGGGCACAGTTCCGCATTGAGATTCTGGAGACGCCTAAAATGCGGGACTTCATTGAGGCGCATGCCGCTGCATTGGACTCTTCCTTTGAGAAAGTAGCGATGTCCGATACGATGCGAAAGCGGCTGCAACGGTCTGACTACATATTCTCCGGTATGAAGACCTTCCACGAACTGAACGAGGCGTTCCCGTCGCTACTCGATGAGAACGGCAATCGAAAACCATTCGAACAGTTCCTGAATGACGTTCAAAGCATTGACAGCACATACAACCGGAACTATCTCCGTGCGGAGTATAATTTTGTGCAGGCCTCCGCACAGATGGCTGCCAAGTGGGAGGGTTTCATGCAGGATGGCGACCGATACAACCTCCAGTACCGTACTGCAGGAGACGATAAGGTACGCCCTGAACATGCCGCTCTTGACCGTGTAACGCTGCCCATCACTGACCCGTTCTGGGAAGAATATTACCCGCCGAACGGATGGAACTGCCGCTGCACAGTTGTACAGGTGCGCAAGTCGAAATATCCCGTCACACCACACAATGAGGCGATGGCTCTCGGAGAAGAGGCAACGGGCAAGGACACAAAGGGGATATTCCGTTTCAATGCCGGACTGGAACAGAAGTCCGTACCCGACTACAACCCTTATACCATTCGTAGGTGTAAGGATTGTGATATAGCAAAGGGCAATGTTAAATTGGTGTTTATCCCTGATAACGAACTCTGCGCTGCGTGTAAGTTGCTCCGTAAGTGTGTAGGGGATAAGACGAAAACTGAACGTGCTATTGAGCGTACACATTACTTGCACGAAATGGAACCGCTGCTTAAAGTGAAGTATGAAAAGCCGATAGAAGATGGAATGATTAAGGTTGGTTTCTCTACCTACGGCAACAAGCATCTATTCTCTGATACGTTTGGCAGGTCAAAGGTGCTGGAGAAAGAAGATTTAGTATCATTGGATAAGGTATTGCACAAAGCTACCTTTATAGATAGTTCTCCTTTGACACATGAGAGAACCGATGGGATTGACCATTTTTATTATTTTGAAGGAGAAATAAGAGGTAAGAAAGTAAGGCTAAATGTGGCAAAAAAAGCTGATAGGAAAGGCAATGGCTTTATCCGTATAACATATTTCTTATATTCCATAAATGATATATAAAAAGCGCATTGGGCGATAGTTAGGGCTCAAATGCCAGGTCATCATTCCCAATGCGCTTTTGTATAATGCTGCAAATATACAATAAAAATCCGTTACTTACAATAAAAGCAACGGATTATTTTTGTTTTTTAGCTTGTTTTTCGTTCAGAGGCTCTTGATGGCTACACATTGGTAGCTTTCTATGTTCTCGACAATTTCCTCGTGGTTGTGGTTTGTCCGGCTTTCCACCAGGTCAAATTCCATAAAAGTATCGCCTTCCATGCAGGTCAGTGCCTTGTGGATTTCCTCCAGCAGGTCGAATACCTTCAGGCTTTCCTCCTGGAGCTCGCTGCCGGCACTGACGCTGCCCGTCCAGTCCGTTACCACATGCAGGTTCACTATCGGCTCGGCACGGTACTCCACACCGTTCTGAACAGCCTGCCATTGAATGGGGGCGAACTCCACGAACACAGCAGGTCGTTCCCACTGCTCTTCTTGTTCAATAAACTCTACATTGTGGTTCCACAGGTCGATATGCTTTATTGCTCCTCCGCCTATTGTCTTCAGCTTATCGCAGAGCATTGTGTATAGTTCTTTTCTCATCGTTCTGTTATTTCTAATTCAAAGTTAATGTATTCGGTTATGTTTTCTTCTATAATTTCTCTCACTGTCTTTTCCACCTCTGGACTGGTTCCTAAGAACCTGCGACGTGGTATCTTAATGGTTGTTCCTGCTTTCTTTAGTGCCATAAACTTCCAGAACTCGGCTTCCTCTGTTAGTTGTACAGTGCGCTTATCTTTTCTAAGACTGCCGTCCTTCTTGCGTCCGAATGTCCCTGTAGTTTCGTAGTATTTATGCCAAAAGTAACGCTTCATTTTCTTGGTAACAATGATTTCTCCACCTTCGTTGTGAATGGCTGCGTGTGGTTCGGTGGTATAGAAGATGATGCTGTTTTCGGTTGTTCGGCTCTGTATGCTTTTGCGGAGTTGTCCTGTATCTATAAGAATATGTCCACCTGGGCGTGTGGGACTCTTGCGTCGCTGCCACGCTTCGCCAAAAAACGACTGACGCTCGAAGTTTTGGTCGAACTCGTCTGTCAGTTCTACACGAATGTCATTCAGTATTCTTCCTAAAATACGTTGGGTCTCTGATTTCATCGTCTGTATGTATGTTGGGGAACAAAAAGCCTTCTGCTGAAAGCTTCGAGTGGTCCTCTATCTTCGGACTGCCCGATGCTTTCAGCAGATTGTAAAAGGTGCGTTCGCTAATGCCGTACTTAGGGTATATATATCGCTTCCATATCTCTCGGTTCGGAAGACCGGTCTTTATATAAGTGTCGTATATATGGTTGATGTCGGCAACGCGTTTAGCATAACTCTTTCCTGTTCGTTTGTTCACCGTGGTGGATTTTAAGTTTTAATGATTCTTTTTGTAAGGGCGAATATCGAGAAGCATCTTACAACTCACCAGTACTCTACCACTGCCCTCGCACTGAGGGCAAGTGGCTTTAGACAGTAATAGTCCTGAACCGCAACATTTGCGACAGAGAGCAACCCTCGTTGGTTTCAGCACTTCGCGTTTCATGCTGCGTCCTCCTTCTTTGGTTCCACGTAGAAGGCTTCGTCTTGTACTACTTGTATGCCACATTTTGCCATATTCTCAAGCATAGTATCGGTTTCGCGGTCGGCAAGCAGCTTGTCTTTGGCAATGTCCCATGTTTGTCGGACATAGTCGGGTAAGAACTCTCTTACTAGCTGCAAGGCACTTGCCCAAGTGAAGCCTTTCAGTGTCTTTAGTTTTGGAGTGCCTGTGCGGAAGCCTATCACACCGTGCGCCATGTCGAGGCTCTTCTTCTTGGTGAACAGCTCGGCTTGGTTCTCCGTGGCGAATGCCTGAAGAGTGTCGAACGCCTTGTCGCGCTCCTCCGAGAGGGTGGCTATCTTGTCGGCATACTTCTCACGGTACTTGGCGCACTGCAACTCAATGTCCGCATTGATTTTCTGCAACTGTGCATCGCTCTTGGCATAGGTTGCAAACGCTTCATCGGCGGCTTCTCTGCTCACGCCGGTAATGATTACTTTTTTCTTTCTTGTTGCCATAGTGATATTGTTTTATTTGGTTACTGTATATCCTTTCTCTCTCAGGTACATTGCTATGTACTCGTCATCGTTTACGTCTTTAAGCACATCAAACAGATAATCCTTGACATAATTTGCCATAGCCTTGCTTGAGGCAAGTTCAATATGCTCTGATATGAACTCTGACTTTTTTGTTCTACCTAAATTACAAAAGGCCTTTTCAATACTTGTTTCCATTTTTCGACAATTTTGATTATTACTAAAAACTAACATTCTGTTATATTGCCAACCGGGATATAAACAAATGAGGTCGTATTCTTCTGCTCTTCCCGTGGTCGCTGTGGTTTCAGACCGCCCTTGCGCTTGATAGTCTTCAGTTTTACAGCGAGGTTTTCAAGCTCCTCTATGCTGATGTTCCTGAAAGGCTTACCAGCAAGACGGGAATTCAGACAGAAGTTGTCTACTCGCGCCCAGTCTGTGGTATCCACACCGAGCTGCTGCATCAGCTTCAGGCACACGCTGCGCTTTCGACGGAGTTCCTTCCGTATTGCCTCCCTGCGCTCATCAAAACCTGCCACACGTTCCATATCGTTGCACATCGAATTGTACTCTTGCCGTGTGGTTTCGTGTATATGCGTTGTTCTGCCATTTGTATACTGATACACCAGTGTATTCTTATCTGCTCCAGGCATTTTTTTCAGCAAGATATAAAACCTCGAGTAGTTTCGCTCCGCTCCCATAGTTTTTCCTCCTTCCAGTCTTTGTAAGCTCGTCGCCCGCATGCTACAACCTCCGCCACGCTATCCCTAAAGATATCTATATTGAATAGTGGTCTGCCATCTACGCTGATGTATAGCTCGCCGTTAAATTCCATTACTTGCACGGCTTCGCTGGCTTCCGCATCGAGCTGTGCCTGTCGTTTAGCTTCTATACGGTTAGCACGCTGTTCGTGCCATACCTGCAATCGCTTTTTAATTTCATCTAAGATTTTCATATATTTCTATTTTTGAATGTAATAAGTTTGAAGTAATTTGCCATTTCTCTTGATAAGGAGCTGCGTCTGCCCATCTTCTTTCATAAGATAGGAGGTTATCTCGCTTCTTATTCTTACGTCTTTTCTAACGTAGAGTTTGTCGATAAAGTCGTCGATGAAGCCCTTCAGCTCTTGCCACTCTTCGGGAGTATCTTCCATACCTCTCAACGCATAGGATTGACTGATTTCCATTTGCAATCGAAGCAGCCAGTCGGGCTTATCGTTCGGAATTATCGATTTATATCTTAATTTTTCCATCATCTTTTTACTTTTTATGCTTTTGTCTCGATTATTTATTCATATCCTTTTCTCAAATTCTGTAGTTTCTTTCCATCCATAGGACAGAATTCACCAACAGGAGCAGCACCACCACCTTTCAATCCAAAGCCGCAACACTGAACATCAAAACAGCTACTGCCTGGGGCGGGGTTGTAACCGTGTTTGCATTTTACACACCTACGCTTCATTGCTGTCACCTTTCATCAATTCTGGTTTTACTTTTTCTCTTGCTTTCCACTCAACTTCTATCACTGCATCAAGCTTACCGCTGCCCTTGCATATCGGGCATTCCTTTTTATACCGCTCTTGATACTCGTCCTCTTGCCAGTGGTACCCATTTCCTTGGCAATATGGACAACTATGTCCTTGGCTTTCGAAGCACTCTGTCATTCGACCACCTGGAATCATCCGCCCTGGCGTTATTTCCATAATTCTTTTTTCTCTACTCATATCCTATTGTATTTCTAATTGTACGTGGAAGTGAAATTCCTTGCACAGGCGTTTCACCTGTATTGTCTTGAATGGTTCGCCATCGTATGGACAAAAGATTGTGCGCTCGCGTGTTATCACTCTCACGCCTTTCTTTCGTAACCTATAAAGCAGGTTGTCTCGCTTACTTGCCATACCATTAAACACTTTCAATGTTTCTAAATTTCAAGCCATTTGTCGTTCCAAACCTCAATATGGCCGCGCTGATATAGTTCGCAGGAATATTCAACTGGCTGGAAGCTTGCTTGATGGATTCATACCTGATACCGGTAGTTATGCATAAGATAGGCTTCTGAACGCCTTTTCCCCATTTGCTGTTCGGGTCGTCTGCCATACGCTTGCTTTGCTCGCTCGATGCCTTTCGCTTTTTCTGTTTCATTTCCTCGCTCATTCTTGAATTATAAAGCGAAGACCAAGGGTGTCCTTTTTTCAGGGAGCCGTCAATATTCCTTCCTATTGTCGGCCGCCACCTGTAATCTCCCAAAGGAGACCAGTCATCTTCATACAACAATTTATGTCCAGCGCACAGCTGCTGTTTTTTTATGGCGTATGATATGGAGTGGCGGTCTTTTAATCCTAAATATTTCTGACATTCAGCCACGCTTTCAAACTCGCGGGCGACAGAACCGTCCTGCGCTATCATCAGTACCGCCCGCTTCAAGAACCCCTGCACACCTTTCCGTGTATGATGCTTTCGTGAGGATATGTTTGTTCCCTTATTGTACGGCACATTGCCTTTCTTGAAACTGCCACCGTTTGCTGTTCTTTTCATATTATATATTGTTACTCGTCTTTAATATCCCTTCTTTCCACACAACATAGTGGGTACCTGCCGAACCGACGCTTCGACCTAAGCAGTAGGCTTTATAACCCATAACCCGAACCTTCATATCACAGATATATCTCAGGCTCACGGCAGGCTTTCCCATTGGCTCGCTCTTATATTCTTGACTTATGAAGATGAAACACTTGCGACTGAATCGCTTCATCAGTGTAACGGCAGATGAGTAACTCCAACCAAAATTATTACAGCCCACCTGAAAGGAATCAACGATGATGAATTTTGCGGACTTTGGTTTGGCAAGTCGCGTTTCAAGCTCCTCTATCGACTCGTCATCTATAACTCGGAAACGCCCCTGCACCTCATTCATGTTCAAATAGTCCATACGACGCTGGAAAGGTTGGGTTACACCTTCTTCATAGCTCATATAGAGAACAGGACCGTACTTGCACAGTTCTTTGCCCAACTGCATCACGAACGAGCTTTTACCCTGAGCACTGGCACCGCTGATGAACCAGGAAGCGTTCTCAGCAGGAAAACCGAACGGTTCACTCCACTGCTCACCCCACGGTAGAGTTACCCATTTCTTGGCGGCAATGTCTTTCGGACTGTACGCTCGTTTGACCATTACTCCTTGTCTTTTTTCAGATTTTCAATCAGCACGTCTGCAAGGTCTACTGCAACAGCAACGATGTCTTTCGGTTTCTCAATAACACCTGTTTTCTTGGCGATCTCAAGTGCTGTCTGATAAACCGTCGGAAGACATTCCTTGGCGATTTCATATCTACGCTGTTCCCAGTCTATCTCGTTTTGCCTTGCCAATTCTTTATGGATACCGATAACGGCTTCCATAGCTTCCATTTCTATTTTTGTCATCATAATTATGCTCCTCTCTTTATTTTCTCAATTTCCGTATATACTCTTCTAAGGCCGCCTCCGCTCTTGCGCACTATCTGGCCAATGTCCGTGCCTTTCGGGGCATTTACACTTGCCACGGCACGAGCTTGTTCCAATAGGAACTGACGGCGGTCATCTTCTTGGTCAGGCGTTACACGGCTGTACTTACCGCCATAGCGTGAGAATATCTCGGCATAGCCCACTTTCTGATGTTCCACCATTCTGTTGATTTTGGCACGCAGTCCGTCTGCTCCCATCATATACCAACCACAGCACATTTCCGTTGCGTTCCACAATGCCTTCAGTTCTAAAAACGCCTCGTACTGCAAATCCCCGGCTTCGTCCAACACTACCAACGGCCGCTCCATAGAGCGCAGGTAATACACGAGATCCTCGTAGGTGTCCTGATACTTGCCGCTGATGCCGACACCAAACTCCTGTGCTATCTTCTTGACCAGCGCACGCTTCGTCTTCACTTGTGAGCAATCGACGTACACAGCGTTACGGTGTTCGTGTACATACCAGCGTGCCGTATAGGTCTTGCCGATGTTGGGCAGGTCGCAAAGTATCACACTAAGGCTGCGTTCCTGACACGCCTCCATCTGCAAGCTGATATACCTGAAGGTTTCTGTCTGTGCCCCTTTCCAATCTATCGTCTCTCGGAGGTTCACGTCCAGCCTCCGGGCGATGTTCACCCAGTTGGCATCGCTCAGCACCTTTTCCGTCTGGCCTTTCTTCAGCCCAGTGTAGACGCTGGCTGAGATGCCCAGCGCAGACGCATGCTTCGCGTCGCTCGGATAGTTCTTGCGGTTGGCTGCTATCGCCTCCAGTATCCGCTGTTTGTTGCCTGTTGTAATCATATTCTAATGGCATTTAATCGTTATTCTTATTGTGCCCGTCAAGGATTCGAACCTTGCAACCTCCCCTCAAGTGACTTCATCAATCCGTCTCCTGTCAACAGGGTGTGCCGCCTTACACCATCGGGCTGTTTCTAAATGTCGGCTACAGCGTGGCTCGCCGCGTCCATCGGTACAAGTGCTCTGCGCTCCGGCTCTTTCTGTGGTTTCAGCTCCAGTGCCTCCGTGTCCTCTTCGGCAGCTCCCCTCTCCTTGCGAGAGGGGCCGTGGGTGAGGCTCTTCATCACGCCCAGTCTGTCGATGGCGTTGTCCTCAACATATTTGTTGAACTTCGCTATCTTTTTCTGCTGTTCCACGAATGCAGCTTGGTCTTCTTCCGTCTGTTCGGCCATAACACGGCTGTAAGTATTCACTTTCTCCACGGTGTCGATGTATTTGCCTTTCTGATAGATAAACACCTCCTGTGGAGTGCCTTCATCATCGGGAAGATAACAGGCTGTTACCTTATAATTGTTCGGCTCCAATCGTTCCAGTACGCTCGTGCTGCTCAGCCACCAGTCTTCGTGTGCCACCCTTACGGTCGAATTTCTCCGAATACTCGTTTCCACTCTTTCACCGATATGATAGGCAAGCGTTCTCGCGTCGTATGGCAGCAGGTTCGGGTTGATGTTTGCCTCCAGCACCTGCCAGCGCGTCATTCCCGGATACATCTTCTGGTTGGGGTGCAGCATGTTGTTCCACTCTTCATTGTCCTTGCGGTCATCGGCAACCAGCTGCTCCCAAGTAAAATATTCCTTGTCCTCGTAGAGTTCGTTGGTCTCGTCGCTGATTTTCTGATACTCCTGACGCCACTTGCCCTTGCCGTAGAAACGACCGATACCCTCGTGGTTCTTGTGTATCACGCTGCGCTTCTTCGCACCGTTCAGAGGCTCGGCATATTTCTCCTGTGAGTTCAGGGGGGCGCAGAAGCGCACGAACTTGAACACCGTCTCGGCTTTCAGGAAGCCCTCCTTGTACTGGCTCATCAGGTGGTTCTCCACTTCGATACCGGCAGGAATGCCCCAGCCGTTACTGGCTATCAGCCGGAACATATCGCGGAAGCAATCCACTACGAGCCGCTCGTCCTTCTTCCTCGCATAGCTTGCGCCTATCACGCACTGGCTCACCACATCGTAGGCATAGTAAGCATGTACACGTTGCTTCGTGTCCTTCAGTTTTCGTGTCAGGTCCACGTCGTCCATCGTGATTTGGCTCAATGAGAAGTGTCCGCTGTGTCTGTGCATATAAGGCATTTGCTCGTGCATGAAGGTGCTCCAGCTCGACAGCGATTTCTCTATCAGCATCTTGGTTGCCGGCTCGTTCAGTATATTGTTGATGGTACTCTCGCTCAGGGACTTCGGGTCGCCGTTCTTATCCGTGAAATCATCGGGATTGAACAGTTCTCCGGTTTTCGGGTCGTAAACATCAAGTTCGCCACAGACAAAGCTGATATACATCTCGTGTACGTTACTGTTGTAGGGCTTGTTCGGCAAGACTGCCAAGCCACGGACCAGTTGCTTGGTCTTGTAATCCACCTTCCTTGCGCTCTGGTTTCCAAACTTGCCGCTGATAAGACAGCCGTAGCCGTTACACTTGTAGTCGTTTACCTTCTTCCTGAAGCGCAGCGTGCTCGCAGGGAGCGTGTGTCCCAGTTCCTCGCGCAAGGTTTCTATGGTCTTCGCCATCATATCCCAGTTGTATCTGCCACCGAACAGGCGTTGGCTGTCCCGTGCCCGTTCATAGAGTTTGATACAGCAGTTCAGCACCGAGGCATTGATGATGTACTCGCGTTTCTTTTTCTCGTCAAGATCAATGCCTGTCTTACTTCGGTCATGGAAGAATGCAACGGCAGCTTGGTCCATCTCATAATTGGACAATATCCAAGTCTTGATGCGCACTTCGTCGCCACCGGGATACATTTCCTCGACAGCCTCCTTGTACTTACTCGGCAAACTGTCTATGGCAATCAGAGCACAACAGCCATTTGCGCCTCCACCGCGACGAACAACGTCTATCTGACCTTTCCAAGCCTTGTAACAATAGTTGGAATTAGTCATAATGCCGCTGTCCACAAGCTCGTGGTAGGATATGCAAAGTTTGTTACCGTAATACTCCATATTGTCTCCTTATCTCAATGTTGCTGCCCAGTTATGGATAGAAGGAATTTCGCTTACCATCACGTGATGGTAACGTTTCACCTCTGTTCCTTTGTGAAACACTACACAGTTCTCTTCCTTATAGCAGAACTCCAACAAAACATCGTTGGGTAGATGCCATCTCATATAACCATCAGCATCATACAGAATTTCAGCTTCCTTAGCTTTCACCATCACAATGCCGCCACGCTGTAAAGCGAGCGTGCGTATCTTCTTCATAAGGTCGTTACCCTCATTTATATCCTCAAAGTGTGTAGCGTTGAAAATTGTGCGTTCAGTAACCTTTAGAGCTTTTGCGATAAACTCACGGTCTGCTTTCTTAATGTGAATGTACTTTTTCATAATCTCACTTATTTTATTGGTTTATTTTTACTAACTTTATAGCCAAATTCCAAATAGTATGAAATACATTATCCGAGTAATGATAGTAGATTGCACTTCTTCCACTGATGTGCAGAAATATAAGCGTAACCTAATTTCGTTTTGCAGAATTGCTCAAATTCGACGGCCGGTATTGCAAAACCTGCCAACCGAGGATTCTTACGCATTCGACTTATCAGGTCTATCCGAACATAAACAGCTTCTGTGGCTCCATATACTTTCCGACCTTGCAGCATTAAACTGCCATTATAGCGTAGAACTCTTGCCTCTACCTGACGACTGGCCAATTCAAGAACTTCCATAATCTCACGTATTTATTTGATAGCATTTTCTATCTTGACCTCAAACCCTTTCTCGGAGAGGGCATCTTTTATAAAATTCATATCGTATTTATCCACTGGGAAGAATACCGCCTCGTTGTCAAAATTAGGATATGCCTTGATACTTGTGTTATCATTAATCTTCTTTACAAATCGATACAAGCGTTCTGCTGTCGCATCACTTGCCTTGGCTATAATAACTTTGTCGTTCATAATCTTTAATTTTAAAAGTTTGTTATTTTCACCCCTTTTTCGTATCTTTGGGCGCACTTCCAAATGGAATACGTTGCAAAGATAAACAAGATATTTCGATTATGCAAGAAAATAAACAAATAAAATCGCAAATAAAGCAAAATATCTCGCTTTATTTAGCAAAAAAGGGAGTTTCAGAGTACGAGTACTATAAATTGTCAGGAACTACACGGGGGATATTGGGGCAAAACAATGGGATAAGCGAAGATAATATATCGAGATTTCTTGCATACGCTCCCGATGTTAATCCTGAATGGCTTCTCACGGGTCATGGTTCAATGCTCAAAACGAAAGGGACTCCGAGTATTCCATCTACTGAAGATCTGTCTCTTTCTATCTCCAAAGATACAAAGAAAATAACAATCCAACAAGAAAAAAAGTTGAGAAAGTCCCCAAAGGGCATTCCTCTAATCCCTCTTGAAGCAGTGGCGGGGTTTCCTGTGGCCGACAGCGAGGGAGTGTATCTAGAAGACTGTGAACATTACACAATTCCTGAATTCGAAGCAAAGGGGGCAAACTTCCTTATTCGGGTATCAGGCGATTCTATGATACCTCTTTATAACAATGGAGATATTATTGCCTGCCGCAAAATTCCTAATATTCTCTTCTTTCAGTGGGGTGGTATATATGTGCTTGACACCAGTCAAGGTGCTCTCGTAAAACGTGTAGAAGAGTGTGAAAACGACGAAGATTGCATTCTCTGCATATCCGAAAACCCACGTTTTAAGCCATTTCAACTTCCAAAGTCAGATATTCGCTCTCTCAGTACCATTATCGGTCTTGTCCGTCTTGTCTAA